TACCGCCGTTTCTTCCCATTCGGCTATAGCCTCTAGTATGGCTTCTTGTGCGTCATCTGGGATGCGTCCATTGCCAAGTGTCTTCAAATGTTCGAACCATTTCTGCAACGCAAGCTTTTTCAGCTCAATCGGCATATCAATATTATTCCCCGCCACAATCGAGTCGATTACATCCTTGGCTGTGCCGACACTTACCTTCCGATTGTACTTCGGATCCCATTCCTTAAATTCAGGGTCCCACATCTTGCTCAGCTTAATCGCTTTCTTCTCTGCGTCTTCGAGCATGCCTGCTCGCTCTCTTACCACGCCTACGATATCTTGGAAATCATATTCCTTCGAGATTCCAGATTGCGCAGATGTCGTCTGGTTCTGATGGATGAGTCCTATGGTCCCGAACATCTCATGTACCAGCTCAGTGATTTCTTTGCGTATGCTTTCTATGCTCGCTGCATCCGGCATAAGCAGTCCCGGCTCTTTGTCTTCCGGATCTACAAATATCGGATACTTATAGCCCAATATCATATCAGTTGCCTTCGTCGCTGTTACCTTGAATGATTGCATGATCGTCTTTAGCACTGATGCAGGTAAATACATCTGAGGATATACGCACCTGAAGAAGTTCGCATAATTACAGCTACCGAGATTCATGATAGCCCTGTTCGTTCCTTCAGTGTCGTCAAAGAAATGCGGCAATGCTGATATGTCGCCTACGGGGAATATCGGAACCTCTGTCATTTGCTCCATTTCTTTTTCTTCTTTCTGCACCCATTCCTCTTCGCTCTTATCATTAACCATAAGCTCGTAGTCGGTTATCTTGCCAGGCTCCCAAAGCGTCCGCATTAAAGTCAGCGTAGGCAGCACTCTTGGATCATCGGCCTCGTAATTTTCCCACTCTTCCAGAACCCACAGCATGTTGCCCTGATCGTCCATCTTCCAGTCGACTACGCTCATCGGCGACATTACCGACCAGTACGGTCTGATCTTCTCGTCTATCTTTTCCTTTTCTGTCACTTCCCTGTCAGAAGTATTTGGAGCATCGACTTTAATCCAGCACCATCTAGTTGCCGTGATATAACTGTTGACCTCGCCCATTACCTTGTCAAGAGATTCGCCTGTTCGCGTGATGTCCGCTAGTATCTTCGGGTCCGCTCCATCTCTGTCTGGTAAGACTCCGAATGTGTATTGATTGATCTTCTCAATTATTCTCGCAAGATATGGAAGATTGTGAGCCTGCTCTCTGCGTCCTGATACATTGAAATCCCCACGTTTACCTCCATTCCAATCTGTATCGCTTTCTGCTGCGAATCTTGAAAGCCTTGTATCGATGTATGGCCTGCCGCCATGCCAGCCCAATATGTTAATAGTCAACTGCTCTTCACGGGCATGCATGATAATATGCTTGCGTGTTCCAACGATTTCTGTCGGTGTAATGTCTTCATCAGATGATCCTGCCGTTACTCTATTCCATAATTGCTTGATATTCATTCTTGCTCCTTGATTTTACTTCGCTGTCTATTCGATCTGTAGGCCGGAAGCTGGAATCGAACCTGCGACCTAGTGATTACAAATCACTTGCTCTACCAACTGAGCTATTCCGGCATTCTGCAAATTGACTCCTATGCTATTGGCATTACAAACGTGCCGACCTTCGTTGTCTCGTGATAGATAATAGCAGCAACATCGCATGCGTCGTCATGATTGCCTTCAGGAAATGCCGTGAACTGCTCAATAAACAAATCATTCCAATCGCCTCTCATCAAATGAACGTGTCCCGCATCGAAAATAGGCTCTAGTGCCGCACACTTTGCTACCTTGTCACCTGAGAGCATAGACCTTTTTACTGTCCTTTTACCAGACAAAACTTTCTTTAATGTTGTGAACGCATCCTTGTACGATCCAAATGCTTCAACATATATCGGGATGCCTGCACCGTCATTATTCGTGGTATTCATTATCTTTGCATCGCGCTCAGGTGCTTCCCACTGCCCCCATACGCAATGCTTTATCCACAAATGGAAGAATCCGAATCTATCTTGTGTCACGCTTCCAAGACCACCAATCGTATAATCTGGATCATTGCCGGTCCGCTCTTTTATCGTACTCGCCAGATCCCATGCCCTGATATAGCTCGTATCAGGAAAGTCGCCCTCATCGTCGTGAATCACTATCCCGTCCATATTGAACAAGTTGCCTGAATCTGGCACAGGATTACAGTCAAGCAACGGAAACGCCCATTTGCCCTGCGTAGCGTACTGCATATCGTACCACTGTCTTCCGAACCATTCTTCAAATAGATATTCGCCTGTCCACTTGCCTTCTTTGTCTAAAATCTTAGCCGGATAACTCACATGCCGGAATTTCGGGAAGTTTGGATCTTCTAATTCCATTTTCTTCATTCTCTGCCGTGGATCATCGATATGCCATGATGTCGCACAGATGATTACTATGTGAACAGGAGCTAGCCTTGTAATTGCATCGGTAATTGAACTATAGGTCTTTTCTCGTTCAATAGATCGGCGTGCTATCTCTTTACTTTTAAGGAAGTCATCAATAATTAGGAGGTGTGCCCCTTTTCCAAGAATTTGACCACCAAGCCCTGTTGCTGTCACTTTCCCCGTATGCCCCGCGAGCCGCCATTCCTTGATTGTGTTTCGATCCGGGTGCATCTTAACATCTGGAAATAGCTCTCTGTACTCTGAACTGGCTATGATGTCTTTCACGTCCTGCGAGAATCCCTCAATCAAGTCATTGCCGTAACCAGTCATTATCAGGTCTGGATTCTTTTCAAGAAATCGCCCAATGAAATATGCAGGCAATGCTCTGGAAACTAGATCGCTTTTCCCATGGCGGTAGCCAACCTCGATATCAAGATAGGTACACTCGCTGTTCTCAAACGCTTCTATAGCGTCGTCAATCTCAAAGCAGATATGTCTTGTATGCTTGCCTATGACAAAATCCCAATCTTGCCACCACACATACTGCACAAACGATAAGAAACTACGCCTTGCCCTGCGCATAGCCCGTTCCTTCTTGACCTCAAATCTCTTTCTCTTCGCCCAAGATATCTCCGTATCGCTTTGCTGCTTCTTCAAGTTCTTTGTCTGACATGTTTTCAAACTCTGTCTTTCTTTGATCGTTTACATTTACATTCAGGCTTTCAAGCCATTGTGTTCTCATGCGATTCTTTAACCAAAACTGCTGCGCCCTGACGCTTCCAAGCTCTGTCTTTTTCGTCCTCTCCATACGCTTTGGCTTCCCTGATTCCATGATCTGCTTTTCTTCGATTACCTCCCTGGTACGACAGTTTTTGAGCAGTTCATTCTGCACTTCAATGTCGATTTTGCTCTTGCCATTTGCCACGGCGTTGGAAAACTCAGGATATTTCTTCTTCCACTCGTAGAAAGTCGTTCGGTGAATCATCATCGCTTCGGATATCTCGTCGTCTATAAGCCCCGACTGAGCAAGAGCTTGTGCTACCACTGGATGAGTCATAGGATTATACTTCGTCGGTCGTCCTTCCTTTTCGTAGGACTTCGACTTCACGAGCTTTCTCATCGGTTTCTTTGCCTTATTCCCTTTATCTACAGGCTTTTTCTTAGATTTCGCCATAATTCCTCCGATTATTTAATTCGGTAATTCTTAATTCCACTCATATGATACGACATCAATATTCCCGTTTTATTGTATTATTTCACCATCTTGTAGACTAATTGCCATCAATGTTCCCCATCTGGACAGTACGCCTCTGAAAGTTACTTTGTCTTTTTCTTTCAACTTCCAAGCTCATGCTTTTTCGTCTTCTCAAGACGCTTCGGCTTACCATCTTCCTCGACCTCCTTCTCTTCGATAACGTCTCGCGACATGCAGTTTTTAAGCAGCTCATTCTCTACCTGCATATCGATTTCGCTCTTACCCCGCGCTACTGCATCCGAAAACTCAGGATACTCAGTCTTCCATAAGTAGTATGTCGACCTAACAACTCCTAACGCCTGTGCTATCTCTTCATCTATTTTCCCAACGTTTGCAAGGGCTTCTGCAATCATCGGGTGTCTCATAGGATCGTACTTTGTCGGTCGTCCTTCCTTTTCGTAGGACTTCGACTTCACGAGCTTTCTCATCGGTTTCTTTTTGGGCTTATTTCCTTTGCCTGTTAGTTCTTTCTTTGATTTCGCCATTTTTAGTCCTTTTATTCAATTCTGTGATTTTTTTGGAAGCGGGGGGAATCGAACCCCCGTCCTATAAAGTTTCCGTATGACGTTGACACGCTTAATGGGCGGGATGTTCATCCCCAACTCCACCACTTGCTCTTTGAGGAAGCAAGAAACCTCCGTCCTGTGTGTAGCGTTTAAGACATCCAGATACTCCCACAGCATCTTCTCCGGTGTCCGATCAGCTTACGCTGCGATGTCTAGTGCGTTAGCATTTAACATTTGTTCAGGATTTTTAACGAGGCCAACCTGAGTCCTCGGCGTGAGATTATACTTTCACCAGATAGTCGAATCCAGTGCGCTCCCGTTTAAATTGTTGAATTTATCACTTCCTTTCATCCATCAACTGCTCAATAAAATGCCCTATGTCGTCCAGACATGATTTCGAGAATACCAGTACAGGCTCAGGATAAAAGCAATACTGTCTCCATCCGCAATTCCATTTGACTATGCCAAGGTATGCATCTGTCTGATGATTTCCGCAGGCAAATATCTTTGTTTTGCCGTGTCCGCCCATTTCCATGAACTCTATATGCTTGTATTTCAGTTTCAGGTTCATGCTGTCATCGCCTTTACTTTCTTATCCCTCAGCTCTGCCATTTCAGCCTCGCATTTAAACAGTTCATTCCGCGTTTCCTTGTACAGTTCCTCCTGATCGTCGCGTTTCTTGCGTAGGTAGTTGATCCGGTAGAATAGCTTTTCTTCTGGTGTCATTGTCATCATTTCTTCCCCCTCGTGAATATCATTATTGCCAGATTTGGAAGTATGTGCCTAAATACAGTATATACCACTGTGCCAACTACTCCGAATACTAAAGCGATTATGTGTAACGGGAATGTCCACGGGCTATGCATTGCGTTCTCCAATCTTAGCTTCCATGATAGTTTCGGCTTTATATTCAAGATTCTGTCTATGTCTTCAACATCCACAATATTTCTCCTTTGATAGATACCAGTTCCAGAACATCTTATTTGCTACTTCCGTTTCTTCGCAAAGTCTCTCGCATATCTCATGCTTACCTTTGCATTCATACTTGTAAGATGCCAGCTTCTTATATAAATCCTCGTAGAGATATAAGACTGCATGATGAATTTCGTGTGCAACGACTCCGCTTCCCATGTCCTGTTCGTTCAGGAATATATCGCATGCAATATGCCCATCATCATTATATAGATAAAAGCACACTCCACTTGTCCGATTCAAGTCAGGCTCATATTTCTTCGTGCAGGGATTTGTAGCATTCAACTTACCTGCCGCCCTTCGCATACATGCTCTATTCTTGTAGACTCTGAAATACATTTTGCTATTTCGGTTATCGTGGTCTGTGATGCAGTAAAACCTCATATCTTTTTGCCTTCCACATTGCAAAAGTGTACCCGTATGTACTTATCATCCCATCCCTCGTAAGGACACTCACCTATGTCTATCTTTGAGATTTCAGCTAATATCACCTCATTCGTGTATCCTCTGTGGAATATCACGCGGTTCGGCTTTTTCTCGATAATGCGCTTCTGCCAGAATGGAATATTATCACGATATTCAACCGTTTTTTGCCCCTCGTATATCTCATCAAACCAGTAATGCGTCAGAACTAAATGTACGTCTGTCATTATTCTACTTCCAATCTTTCGAGAATCGAGTTTATCGCTAAGACTATTGCAGCTATTCCAAACAGTACCGTAGCGATCAAGAATATTAAGATTGCTTCTATTTCGTGTAATGCTGTCTCTGCAACATCAATCAATAACACTCCGTCCAGCAATACTATGACACCAGATATCATGCTTATCATGCTTATTATTCTGATTACTTTAATCATTATCCGTCCTTTCGCTGTAGTCCACGTTCTCACACCCTGGATGCAACCATCCATCAGATTCTTTTACTCTGCCCGTCAGTAGCCCTACAATTCTATCATCAATATGTTTGGCTATTTTACGAGCTAAACTCATTGCAGATTTGTCCCACTCTTTCATTATCGCACCTTCGTAAGCTTAACACAACGGGCTTTGTCAGCTATTCGTGGAACTGTGTGACCCATATCCGCATTCTTGAATGATGATAATATCGCTCCACCTTCCCCTGTCCACCACATTATCGGCTGGTCAGCATCTACTGTCTCATCATGCACATGATGAATCTCGTACACAAAGCTGACTACGGTATAGCTTTCATTGTCAATCTCTATTCCCGAACCAACGATTGCGGTAGATGTAAAGTCTGCGATTGCATGATTAATATATAAAGCCCCGCTTACATCGTCGCGTTCAACATCAAGCAATATCTCATCATGATTAACCTTTGCCTTGCGTTTGAGGATATAGCGTAGGGCGTCATATTCATTAGTGAAACTCGAAAGATTACCTTGCTCCGCTATGTTTCCGGCTACAGTAATAAACATATCGCCTTTTACTGGTGTTCGTATGCAATCTATCTCGTAACCACCGCAATCAAGCTCCTCTTGGCTTGGCGGGGCGTAGAAGGGGACTGCATTGGATAAGTCAGAGAAGCTTTGTTCTCCGGTCATAAGCTCTCTCCCTCTTGAGCAATACAGTATATCCCATTTATCCTCGCCCGTTATCCTGATAACATCTTCGCACATCATGGTAGTTTTATACCAAACGCTCCCAAACTCAAACTTGCTCATATCAATGACCCCTTTGTTACTGTTATATGTGATGAGTTCTTGCGTATCCAATCAATGCTTACATCGTCTGGATTTCTGTTGATAACCCATAGGCTTTCTGTCTCTGGTTCTTCGACATCATCAACCTTCGGGAGAAATCCTTGCAATGCTCTATTGACTTCTTCAACCCGATCGCAGTCTTCGCAACACGTTTCGCCCAACTCGCAATGGATACAGAAATCAACGTTTTCAAGCGCATTCCGTAATAGCCTGTTATCGGCAAGTAGCCGCGCTTCCTCGATCGCAGCAATAGTCACGTCGTTCGGTATGTGGTCACTTCCTTTGCCAATATACTTATCCAATTCTATGGGTTCTCCCACGTTCCCATGCTTCATATTCTCCGCGCTCTTGTCGCACATCTCAAGTGTCTTTTCAGAGATTGTATCTCCGCCCGGCTTCCCCATTCCTGCAACTTCTTCCATTGTCGGTATTCCGCTATTCATTTCCTGACTCCTTTCATTAAACCCCGCCCCTGAGCATACCACTCAAACGCCACTTTTCTTTCCCGTCATCTTTCATCCTGTAAAAATCCTTGCCATTCAATCCTTCCATTATCTCTCTGACCTGTGCCGGCGGTGTAGTTTTCTGCGCCCCGAATATATCAGCATCTTCAAAAAATACTCCCCTTGCTATCTCGCCCACGGTCATTGTCATTGCCCCGTCCTGCATTGCGCTTATGATTGCCAGCTTCAGCGGATCTTCTTCTGAATCCTTATTCAAAACAATCTCACCGTCTTTTTGTCTAAGATGCTTCCCTATCGTCCAGTAGCTTTTCAGGCCGTGCTCACCGTATGTCTTGATGAATGTGTCTCCGTACTGCGTCATCATTACACCCAGCGCTTTTAATGGGCTCCTGCTCGCAAATACCGCGCCTGCTGCTCTCATCAATGGCAACAACTCTTGCATGCATAGCCCCTCTGGATAAATCTTCGCCATAACATCTATTGCTATAGCCTTGTTCGATTTCCTTCCTCTATTGCGGATCTCATCCATCTTGCACACAAAGTCATACTCCGATATTGACAGTAATGCGTGTATTCCTTCCTTCGTCCTCTTAATCAGTTTTGCCATTTGACTCCTTTTGCTTTTCTGTGAATTGACCATGTTTCCATGAACATCCGCACACCTTACATCGCCATGTCAGTATGCAATAAAGCATTTCTCCGTTTTCGTCATTTACGCAATTACTGCTAGCCTCTACCGTCCATGCGGTGATAGTCGCTACATCTTCGGCTATCCTTATCTTTGTCTCACAACACGGACACTTTTCAATCTCTGGTCTTTTCATCATGACTCCTTTTATGTTTCTCTCGGTATCAATTTTCCGTCGTACTCCCTATCCCACAAACTCGTCTCTCTGTCCTTAGTGAAAAACTTCAGCAACTCATCCCTCGAATACGGATCGCGCCCAACCAACTTGACAAAATCACGAGTAGCGGCTTCGACAATCTCGTCTGCCGGTCCCTGTTCTTTTACCTTGTCGCTTGACCCCCACATCGCATTCATGTTTTCACCTGATTCTGTCATTAACTGTCCATAAACTCTACTGCTCTATCAATAAAATCACTCATCCCACCATTCCTATCAAAGAATGTTTCCTGATCAGTTTCAGGCTTTACAATTCCAAATTCTTCAATATGCGTCCCTGCGCTTTTATTCAGCCATTCAGCTACAAGCTTTCTATGGCATTCATCAGCATCTTTCTCCCAACACAATAATGCTGCGTCTTTCCCATCCGCCATCTTCTTAATCATATTACATACTGCCACGGGATTATGTCCGCTCAATATCTCGTTATATTTTGGGATATACTCAGCCATTGGCATTTTTATCATCGAATGATGCGGAGCCAATGCTTTAAACCAACAATTCTCCCTGTCGACCGTAGCCCAATCTGGAATTGATACCGATATTGCTATGGGTACTATTCCTGCTTTATCAAGAGCCTTTATTTTACCGTAGTAGCTCGTGTATAGTTTCACTTTTCTTCTACCTCCATTTGCTTTCTCAGACTGCCGATTACAACCTGGCTCAGCGACATCGTTATTCCGTGCGCCTTCTTGAATTTTACTACCTGTTGCTCCAAGAATGACTCGACATCCGCATCCTCCGCTTTCAGGCTTACGCTTATACATGCTCTCTTCTTTGTCTTATTCATACCTTCACTTTATATTAGTTTGTATTAGGAGTCAATAGAAAAATGATGTTATTTACTTTCTATTTTCCTTGCCCTGTCATATCTTGAAATATTGCTTTTAATCTGTCCTCGTCCTCTTTCCAATTATGCTTCTCGTCCGGCTTGTCATTCTTGTGCTGCTCCCTGTAATCATATCTCTCTGGTTCGTTCACCTTCAACCATTCAAAAAACTTATCATCCCTGAATCCATGCGGACCATCATCTCTCTGCTTATGATCGTATGCGCTGATAGCCATTCCGCAATCCAAATCACACCGACAACTCGCAATTCCTACTGATACCAAATGATGCGCTTCCAGGGTATCACTCTGCTTTCCAGTAAACTCACAGACACCGCCTGCCCTGAGCCTGACTATTTTCGACCATAGCTTCGTAGCCCTGTCTCTGTAGTATGTGCTGTAATCGCTCTGCTTCTTTTGCGCCTTGACTGCTGCCCTACGTTTCTTGATCTTCTCTGGATCAGGCGGCTTATTCTTTATCCAGCTTCGTTTCAGGTGCTTTTGACTTCTTTTCAAAGCTGTACGCTTTAACGGCTTTTGACTTCTTTTTATTTCTGTTCTCTTCATAATAAATTGCAGGCGGTTGTCGTCCCGCCATTGTGTTATTTCCGCTTCTTAGCAGGCTGACGGGTTGTGTTGCGATTCGGTCCACCGCCACTAAACTTGCGTGTTCCGCCACAAGCTCCCTGACCGCCCCTGCCTCCACCGCCTTGACCTCTGCCTGCACTCGCTCTACGTGTCGCGCTTGGTCTTCGTGTTGCCATTACTATTCTCCTTCTGGGCTATTGCCCTCGTTTATTAACCATCTACTCATAATCAATCTCCTTTCTCTGTCGTTTCTTTGCCAATACAAACGAGAGGTTCACGGCGGCACGCTTTGAAAAAGAACGATAGCTGAACCATCGTTTTGAACTCGACATCAATGCCGCCTTGGTCGAGAACATCGACAATCCAATACTCTCCGTTGAAATCCCAAATCTCAATATCGTCTTTGATCCATAGTTGATCTGGTGTTTCGTAGGGCTGTTCTTTTAGTTTGAAGCCAGCTTTTTCTAGTCGTTTATCTGTTATCTTCATTTGTCCATCTCCTTTGTCGAATCCTTGCGAATCCTGATTTCTTCCTCAATCTTTTCAAGCCGAACATGTTCAATATTAACCTTCTTAAGTTTAAGCTCACGTATTTGTTCTAACTGTTCATCGGAACATAATTTTAACCTGTTAGCTGTTTGCATTCGCACTCCTCGCTGTTGCTTCGTTGCCTTTAATACTTACCTTTGATTTCATCCTTGTGAAACGTATGAAACACATTCAGAACCTTGTCATACGATCTCAATATGTTTCGCATCTGACCTGCGCCAAGATCATTGTGTCTGACTATGATCTCATCGGTTAATTCTTGCATCCGTGAAACCAAAGTATCATTTGAGGCCTTATCATTCACTACGCCATGCCTAACTTTGATACCCAACATCCTGTTGATAAAGTGTTTCTTCTTCGATGTAGCTCTTGACCGCCATGCAGCATTACGATTAGATAACATTCTGTTTGCATCTGGAAAGATACTCTCATCCTGATAATAAGCCACAGTCTGAGCTTCAAACTTCCCATCCCATATAACCAGCAATTCTTTCTTGGTCTTGTCCTTGTAAAGCTCATACAAACGTCCGTATGCCTTCTTGCGCGTTGCCTTATGATCTCGCAAAGCAATATCAAGTGAAGTGATCGTGTCATCCGCGCTCAGGCAGGTCTGCCATAATTCTTGTTCTTTAGTCATTTGATTTCTCCGTGGTTCTAAAATGGAAGATTTTCTAACGCTTCATCTGTCTTCTCTACGTCCGTCTTCTTAGGCTCATCCGACTCATTACCATCACTCGATTCTTCTATGTGATCTAGCACCGACTCATCCTTGCGCTTCTTCGTATCAAGAAACTGAATACTATCTGCTGTGATAAAGTTCTTGCTTCTAATATCTCCATCCTTTTCCCACTGCTGATATTTCAACTTTCCCTTGACCAGAATGCAATCACCCTTTGATAAATATTCGCTACATGCCTCTGCAAGTTTCCCCCATGCTACGATCTGAATAAACGTAGTTGACTCTTTCTTCTCGCCTTCCTTCGTCTTGTGGTCTTCATTGGCTGCCATACGGATATCGCATACTGCCGACCCTGATGGTAACATTCTCAATTCTGGATCACTTGTCAAATTTCCGCCTAGAACTATCACGTTGAACTGTATTCTCATGCTTGACTCCTTTACTTTGTGTTTACTTTACTATTCCCGTCCGAGATAATCAAAATTAAGTATCACTACTGTCCATCCGTTCGTCCCTGCAATATTCTTTTTAATTGCCTCAACATCAGCAATGCAGTTAATATCCTTTCCCAGTTTCATATATGACGACCCGAATCCAGTATCACCTTTCTCTGTCTTGATATGAAAGCTTACCAGATACGTGTACTGACCCTCTTCGACAACTTCTTCCTGTGCCGGTGAATACGAGAGATTAAATCCAACAATTCCGCAGTATATTGCAACTCCAGTCAATATTATAATATTTTCAATCTTCATCCTTACTCCTTTATTTGATTCCTACTGTTATCATAACACCTGTCGATTCTTCTTTCAATGCGTAAACCTTTTCTCTTTCTCCACCGCACACCTGAGAATCATCAACATAAATTATCCCTGTCAAAGCGTCCCATACGCATCTTTCAAGCTTATCCAAATCGCCTGTGCTATGCAAGATAGGAAGCTCTGGTTTTCCTGTTTTTATAGTATCAGCATTCTTCCCTGTTCCGTAGTGGCTGTTCGGTCTTGGCAGATAAAACTTCGTATTGAGTATTACCGCTCCCTCTGCCGGTTCGCCATGCCAGTTTATTCTTGCATAGGTTGCTACAACTGTCTCCCAATTCTTGCTCCGCTTGTTGTCGGGTCTTACTGTCAAATGGTTTCCTACTTTCATGGGTATCCATGACCCTTTTGTCTTCGGCTCGCCTGGAACAAAGAAGCTTAGAGTAATCATTTCTCCGCCCCGTCAATCTGATCCTGCAACGCCTTCACGATTTCTCTATGCTCTGTCATTGAAATCATATCGTTATCCTTCGCCCTGTCTTTCATCTTGTCCATGCGCCTCTTCATCTTCCCAAGATCGCCCAACGCCTGCAAGCATCCATTCGCAAGCTTTACTACATTATTCCTGAAGAATATCAGCGCCATTGCATTGTCGGAAAATCCAGTGTATGCCACGCAAGTCTCTGTCCCGTCGCCCTTCGTCTCTATGATGTAATACAGCGGTGCAAGTATCGGCTCCATTGCCAGCATGAACTCTACACGCTCTGCATTCGACATTAGCTTGTTGCCTTCTTCGTTTGTCGCCTGAAGTGGTTTCCATACAGATCCGTCTGCCAGATTTACAAACTGCTTGAAAAATCCGCACAGGTCTTTTAGCGAGCAATTCGCACCAGATACCTTGTAGTCAACTCCTATTTTCTCTGTCTTTTTATCTTCGCTCATTTCTTGCCTTTCGCTGGTATTATTTCCGTCACCGTCTTGGTCACTTTCGTAGCACCGCAAAGTCGGCATATCTCCGTTCCTCGCCTCTCCACCGAAATAACCACTGGGTTGAAGTCACTCTCAACCGCCTGTCGCCACACATGCCCGTACACCTTGCATATCTCGCCTGACTCGGCTAGTGTCTTGACTACGCTTTCCTTGCTTCCGAATTGCTCAGTCATAACAGACCATATTTCCTCTGCCGATGGGTCTGCCTTTAAATTAGAACTAACGCTTATAAGGCCATCCTCAGTTATTCCCATCTCCCATTGAAACTCACCATCATCATGCACAACAATCTCTAGTATGCCGTTCATATTCGTAACAGCATTAACCTCTATCGACTTCAATCCATTCGTACCGCCAAACGCACTCACCGCCATTAATAGCACTACATATATTATTACTTGTTTCATATCTCTCCTTTTGCTTATTACCTGTTCCCGTCAATTTCACCATCATCATCTATCGGCTGCACATACTGAGTAACCTTGAACTCTTCGCCTTTGCGCCGTATCACCTGAAGCCTGCCCTCGCCCCACAACTTCCACATCTTTTTAACAATCCTGAGTATTCGCCCTTCTGTGTTCCCTTTGAAATCCTCATAAATCATTTCCCCGTTTTTCGTCCTGTAGCTGAATACAGGCGTGTACGGGATT